TCCACAGCCGGGGACGAAGGCTCCACCGTCATGATTCAAATGCGGGAGATGGCGGTAGCGGAGATCGACGCCGGCCACTGTGGCGACACCTACTTCGCGGAATGGTCAATGCCGCCCGGCGTCAACCCTGCCGACGAACAATGGTGGGGATGGGCCAACCCTGCGTTGGGCACCACAGTCACCGTCAAAGCGTTACGCGCCGCATCCAAAAAAGAGTCGTTTCTACGCGCCCACCTGAACCTGTGGGTGTCCGCCCGTGGCGCCTGGCTAGATCCCGGCCAATGGGCCGACCTGGAAACCGACGCGCCGATGCCCGCGGGCGGGATTTTGGCGGTGGATTCCAGCGTTGACGAGTCCCGTTATGTGGGCGTCCGATCCGTGGTGGCGGACAACAAAGCGCACGTCTACGTCGAATTCGTCGCCAACTCGGAAGATCAAATGTGGACGGAAATCGCCCGTGTCATGGCCGACCAAACCGTGCAACTCGCCCTCACCCCCACCCTCGAGATCCATTGTCCGCCGAACCTTGCCAGGCGATGCACCCTCGTCGGCTACGGCGAACTGCTGAAATTCTCCAGCCTTGTCCGATCAATGCTGATCGAAGGCAAAGTCACACAACGCAAACAACGCACCCTGACCGAACATGTTTGCCGTGCCGTCCTAGCCAAAACCGCGCAAGGCACCGTGCTGTCATCGCAAAAGTCGCCGGGCCCGATCGAACTGGCGAGGTGCATGGTGTGGGCCATCGCCCTGTCGTCACGTCCGGCTGTTCGCATGAAACCCACACTTGCGGTATCCGGCTAGGGCTAACGTGGGGGCTGGTGTCCGTCCCGTGTCGGGCGGGGCGGCCACCACCTAACGCGAGGTAACCCATGGGAATCTTCACCAAGAGTGTCAGCAAAGCGGCGATCAGCCCGGCCCCCGAGCCGTCCGTGAAAGCGGCTGCGGCCGGTTCCGGCTATGGCACCTATGGCGGCTACACCAGCCAGGCGAACGGCATCAACTTCGTCGGCGCTTATTACACCTACTACGAAGGTGAAGCCCGTAACCGTGCCATGTCCGTGCCCACGATCAGCCGTGCCCGCGACCTGCTCGCCTCCGTGATCGGGTCGACAAAACTGTGCATGTACACAGAACGGTGGAACGACACCGACATGGAAATGGAAGAAATCGACTTGGCGCCCCGCGCTTGGCTCCGCCAGCCGGATCCGTCCGTGCCGTACTCCACCCTCATGTCGTGGACATTGGACGACCTGTTCTTCTTCGGTCGCGCTTTCTGGTACATCACGTCCCGCACCGCAGACGGCTTCCCGGCATCATTCACACGTCTACCGGCCGGCACCGTCACCACCGAAGATCAAGCCGGGCCCGTCTGGTTCGCCCCGTCATCCGAGGTGTATTTTCAAGGTGGAATGATCCCGCCCGAGGATCTGGTGCAATTCATCAGCCCCGTGCAAGGCGTCATCTACATGTCCGAACAGGCTGTCGCCACCGCGCTACGCCTCGAGGAAGCGCGCTATCGCAACGCACAATCCGCCATGCCGTCCGGCGTATTGAAGCAGACCGGCGGCGAACCGTTGTCCGCCCAAGAACTAGCCGACTTGGCGGCCGCATTCAACTCCGCCCGCATGTCCAACCAAACGGCCGCACTCAACGAATTCTTGGACTACACCGAAACCAAAGCACTGCCCGACAACATGCTGATGATCGACAGCGCCGAATTCCAAGCCAAAGAACTGTGCCGCCTCACCAACATCCCGTTCTATTTGGCTGGCGTCAACATCGGCAGTTATCAGTACACGACCAGCCGCGGCGCCCGCGAAGACCTTTATTTGTTCGGCGCCAGGCAATACCTGGACTGCGTATCGCAAACACTCAGCATGAACAACGTGCTACCTCGCGGCACCTACGTCAAATTCGACATCGACGACTACCTGGCCGGTGTCGTCGAAGACGCAATAGAAGACATGCCCGAAACCACACAGACCCCCGACACCGCACCCTTGGAGGACTGATGCACATTCAACTTTCAGCAGGTTTCGCACTGGACGTGCAAGCCGAAGCCGGCGAAACGTCCGGCCGCCGCGAGATCTCCGGCCTCGCCGCGCCCTACCAGGTGTCGGCCACCGTGTCCGGCGGCGCGAACGTCATGTTCGCCCCCGGCAGTCTTCCCGTCGACGGCAAAGCCCCCAAACTGTTCATGTACCACGACGCCAGCCAGCCGGTCGGCCTTGTCACCGAACGACGCGAAGCCTCCGACGGCTCCGGCATGCTGTTCACCGCCAAAATCGCCGCCACCGCAGCCGGTGACGAAGCCCTGCAACTCGCCAAAGAAGGCGTGTTGGACAGCGTTTCTGTGGGTGTCGACGTGATCGACTCCTACCAGATGGAAGACGGCACCACCGTCATCACGGCAGCCGAATGGCGGGAATTGTCACTTGTCCCCATTCCGGCTTTCGCCAGTGCTACCATCACCGATGTGGCCGCCTCCGCGGACACGACTCCCGACACCGAAAACGACCAAATCCTGAACGAGGAGAACGAAGTGTCCGAAGTCGAAGCCGCCGCCCCCGAAGCCGCACCCACCGCCGCCCCCATCCTGTTCGCACAGCCGAAGAAGGCTCCGCGCCTCCCCTCGGCCGGCGAGTGGATGGCCGCCTACCACATCGGAGGCGACACCTTCGCCAAGGTGAACAGTCAGGTGATCGACTGGAAGAAAGAGAACCAGTCGTCGTTTGAAGCGGCCGCAGGTGACGTGATCACCACCGACACGCCCGGTCTGTTGCCGGTGCCGGTGTTGGGCCCGTTGGTGCAAAACATCAACTTCGTGCGTCCCGTCGTCAACCGTTTGGGCGCCCGCGCCTACCCGGACGGCGGCGCACAGAAGACGTTCGTGCGTCCCACCATCACCACCCACACGTCGGTCGCCTCGCAGGCCGCCGAACTGAATGCCGTGTCGGCCACCACGATGGTCATCGCCTCCAACAGCGTCAGCAAGACCACGTTGGCCGGCCAGGTCACCCTGTCGGCGCAGGACATGGACTTCACCAGCCCCGCCGCCATGCAGTTGATCCTCAACGACCTGATGGGCGAATACATGTTGGCCAGCGACAACCTCGCCGCCGACAACCTGCTGGCTGCCGCCACCTCGAGCGGCGTGTGGGACGGCACCGTCACCGACCTCATGAAGTCGATCTACGACGCCGCGGTGGACGTGTCCAACGGAACCAACTTCTTCCCGGACACCATCTTCGTGTCGCCGGACGTGTGGGGCCAGATGGGCCAGTTGGTCGACGGCTCCAACCGTCCCGTCTTCCCGTACGTCGGCGCCCCCGGCCTCCAGGGTTTCAACGCCCTCGGCGGCGGCAACGCGACCACCTGGACGGGAAGCAACCCGCTCGGCCTCGAGATCGTCGTTGACAGCAACTTCGCTGCCAAGACCATGGTGATCACGAACAGCCAGAAAGCCTTCGAGTTTTACGAGCAGGTTCGCGGCCTCATGTCCGTGGAAGTGCCGTCCACCCTCGGACGCACCTTCTCGTTCTACGGCTACGTCAGCACCTTCGCTGCCGTGTCGTCGATGATCCGCAAGATCACCCAGGCTTGATCGGAGGGGCCGCCCGATGGCGACCTACACAATCCAATACGGCGTCATCATCCCCGGCTACGTCACCGCCACCACGCTGACCCCCAACGAAATCGTGGTGGGCGGATCGGTGACCGTCGCAGGTGCGGGAGCGGCATACAACGGCACCAAAACCGTCTATGCCCTCCCGCAATACCTGCCGATCAACGTCAACACAGACGGCATCATCGAATACGACACGTCATACCCGCTCGCCAATGCGGTCATGTGGGCCGACGATCAGACACCCGAAACGATCAACGCCATCACTGGCACCATCGCCTACACGCCGACCTGCACATGGATCACCTACACACAGATCCAAGATTGGCTGGGCATCACGCTGGCCGGTGGCGCAGAAACCACGTTCCTGACACAGTGCGCGGCCGCCGCCAACGCTTTCTGCTTCCGACGCCGCCAAGAGTCCGGCTACATCGACGCGCTGGCCACCAGCCCGTCAGGTGACGTCACTTTGGGCACGATCATGTATGGCGGCGCCCTGTACCGTCAGCGTGGCGCTATCGACCAGTTTGCGTCGTTCACCGAAATGGGCACCGCCCCCACTGTCGGCCTGTCCCCGCTGATCAAACAGTTGTTGGGTATCTCAAGGCCGCAGGTCGCATGACATGGCCTACACGGATTTATTCAACGAAGCGATCGACGACCTGTCTGCCACCCTGGCAACGATCTCCGGTCTGCGCGTCGTCACAGATCCAAGCAAAATCAACCCACCCTGCGTCTTCCTGGACGCTCCCAGTTGGACATCCTTCAACGGTGGCAACATCGTAAAAATGGACTTCTCCGTGCGCGTCTTCTCGCTGGGCCCGTCCAACCTGGACGCCCTCCGCAACATCCTGGCGATCTGCGCCCAACTGTTCGAAAAGAACATCGCAGTCACGGACGGCCGGCCGGTGTCCGTCGTCATCGGCGGCCAAGAATTCCCCGCCTACGACCTCACAATCCCCCTACAAGCACAGGTGGCATGACCATGGCACTCCGCATCATCTCCGCCCGTCTAGGCGAACTGGGGGCAATCTACGAGCCTCACGAAGGCGTCAACGTGCAAGCGTTGATCGCCGGAGGATTCCTCGAGGAGACCCACACGGCACCCGCCAAATCTGCTAAAAATAAGACCAAGGCTCCCGACGCCGCCAACACCACCCAGGAGTGAATCATGGCCACGTCGACCTACCTCAGCAACCCAGTCGTCACCGTCAACGCGGTGGATCTGTCCGACCAGTGCAGCGGCGCCACCGTCAACCAGACGTTCGCCCAACTGTCCAACACCGCTTTCGGTGACACCGCCATGAAGTACGTCGCCGGCCTCCAGGAAAACAGCATCACTCTGGATCTGTACTGGTCGACGGCCAGCACCGAAACCTACGCCACCCTCAAGTCGCTGGTGGGCACGTCCACCAACGTGACGATCAAGCAAACCAGCGCAGCCGTGTCGGCCACCAACCCGTTGGGCACCCTCACCGGCGGCTTCCTGGCTGAACTGCCCGTGGTGTACACGGTTGGCGAACTGGCCACCTGCTCCGTCACCTTCAACGGTGGCACCTTCGCCTACACCGAGGCGTGATTCATCCCTAACCCGAAAGGCCCGACATGAAACTGCACCTCAAGGTCGACATCGGTGATGGCCCGTTTGTGGTCACCACCAACCTGCAAACAATCATTGCATGGGAACGAAAGTATCGGCGCAAAGCCGGAGACCTCGCCAACGGCATCGGCATGGAAGACCTCGCCTTTATGGCATGGGACTGCTGTAAGCAAGCCAAGATCGTGGTGCCCGTCGAATTTGATTCGTTCATCCCGAAGATCGTGGAGTTGGAGGTGGTGTCGGAGGAGGCGTCCGGCCCTTTCCAGCAGGCACCTACCGACGCTCACTAGCAGAACTGCTAATCAGCACCGGCTGGTGGCCGCCTGATGTACCCTTTGATACGGACGACCTGGCGACGGTCGCCGCGATCTTTAAGGAGAAAAAACGGTGACCGAAAGCATTCGGGTGGAAGGCGTAGCGGAGACCCTTCGGGTACTTCAACGCCTCAACCCTGAATTGCGTAAAGAACTGATCCGCAACATGAAACAGGTCGCTAAACCCGTCACCGATGCCATTAAAGGCAACTACACCGACGAACTGCTGTCCGGCACGACCCGCATTTGGGCACCTCGAGGACGCACCATTTTCCCGTACAGCCGTGGCAAAGCGGTTTCGGGTGTCAAGGTCAGCGCGTCCACGTCGAAGCGCACACAGACCATTTTGGCTATCAGTCAGAAAGATCCTGCGGCGTCTGTGTTTGACATGGCTGGCCGTAAGACCGCCAACCGGCTCGGACAGGCGTTTGACTCCCGTTTCCCGGCACCGTCCCGCGTCATGTGGCGATCATACGAGCAGGCCGACGAAGGCATGCTGGACGAAATCCGCCAGGTCGTCGCCCGCGTTGAAGACAGCCTGACCGCCCTGCAGAAAGCGATCCTGTAATGGCCATCAAAATCCCCATCATTACGGAATTGCAGGACGAAGGCATTAAACGCGCCCAACGCGAATTCCTGAAAATTAGCCGGGCAGTCAAAGACGCCGAAGGTGCCATGGGCAAACTGAAGGCCGGAGGCACCGCCGCTTTTGACGCCTTGGCTAAAAACGCAGGCAAATTCGCGGCCGCTGCCACCGCTATGGCTGCGACCTTTGCAGTCAAAGCCGTATTCGGCGCCCAGCAACTCGCTTTGGCAGCCGGGAAACTGGCTGACGCCACCGGCCTTACCGTTGAAGAAGCGTCACGCCTCAAAGAAGTGGCCGGAGACATCGGCATTGACCAAGGTGTCCTCGAGGCGTCTATAGGCAAAATGAACAAGGCGTTGGGCACCAGCCCCAAACTGTTTAAAGAATTGGGCGTTGAAATTGCCTACGTGAAAGACGGCTCCGTTGACGCCAACAAAACCTTCCTAAACGTCATTGACCGGCTGAACAGCATTAAAGACCCGGCCGAACGTGCCCGTGTCGCCTCTCAACTGTTGGGCAAAGGCTGGCAAGGCATGTCGGAACTGATCGGCCAAGGCTCCGACAAACTAAAAAAGAGCCTTGACCAGGTGTCCGGCGCCAAGGTTGTCAACGAAGCCGAACTAGCCAAGGCTCGCAAACTACGCGACAACTTGGACAACCTTAAGGACGTTGGCGAAGACCTAGCCCAAACTGTCGGCTCCGACCTTTTGCCGATCCTCGTTGATCTTGCCGAAGTCATGTTGTCTGTTTACGAAGCAGGCAAAAAGGTCGCTGACGCATTAACAATCATGCCCGACATCCTGGATAAAAAAGTGGTGAAAGAATTCATCGCAACCGTTGAAGCGTCCCAAGCGCTAGAAAACGCATGGAAATCCGGTTATGAAACGATGGTGGAAGCCGGCCGACAGTCACGCATTTTTGACAGTGACCTCGCACAATTAGAAGAAGGCACATACGACCTCAACATCGCCTGGCAACGCCTACTCGGCAACATTGACCGTGACGCCATGTTCCGCAACGCTATCGAACAAATAAAAAGCCTCGAGGAAGCAGCCGCCGCCGCTTTCGGTGACCCGACCAAATACAACGCTTTCCGCAACGAAATGGATCGCACCTATCAGACGGTCGCCGAACTGCTACAAACCGTCCAAGCGTCCAACGCCGAACAAAACCAAATCAAACTGATGGTCGACACCGGCCAGGTAGAACGAGCCATCCGACTGTTGCAGATCATGAATTTGCGTCCCGGCACCACCCTTGGACAGGCCGCGCAACACATCGCAGAAACCAACGCTTTCCTAGGCACCCTAGGCATCCCTGGCCGTGCCATGGGTGGCACCGTGTCCGCTGGCGGCACCTACCTGGTCGGGGAGCGGGGCCCGGAACTGTTGACCGTCGGCGCCGGTGGCGGGCATGTCAGCCAGATGGTCGGCGGCGGAAACACGATCAACGTCACCGTCACGTCAGCCGACCCGAACCAGGTGGTAGCCGCACTTCAACAGTGGACGCGCAACAACGGTGCTATCCCGCTGACTACGACCACCAACATCAGGCGCTAATCATGGCAATCACGACGACTTGGAAAGTGGACATCGGCACCCAAGCCGCCCCCACCGACTTCACTAGCCGCGTCATGTCCATGTCCATCAGCCAACAGGTTGACGTCAACGAAATCGGGCGTGGCCAGTGCATCATCACCCTGCTCAACAAAGACGGTGCGCTAACACCTGGCGGCGGGGGCACCTACTCGAGTACCGACTGGTTCGCCCAAGGTGTCTACGTCAACGCTTTAACCAACACTGGGGCCGGGGCGACAAGCACAGACGTATTTGACGGCGTAATCGTGGATTTTGATTTGGTCGACAACGGCGTTTATTCGACGGTGACCATTACCGCGTTAGATGGCCTGACTGTGGCCGCCAAAACTGTCGGCTCACAAATCGGCGTATTTAGTAGCACTGATTACAAAAACGCGTATGACCAGTTAGTTGATCGCACCGGCATTGTCTTTCCCCGTTTGGGACGCACAAACGCAGAAGGCATTGTCTCTTATGAATGGGCCGCTAGCACTTGGCTAATAAGTCAAATGAGCGGCGACACCATTTACCCGAGTACCTATGCGGACGCATTACAAACATACTTAATTCCGTCCGTTAACGACGTGACGTGGCCTACGAACATCTCCGCCACCGGCACCGTCGCCAATTACAACATCATTAGTCTCGGTTACACAACAACCAGGTCAACCGCCAACCGTGTCACCTACACCTTCGACCCAGCCGGCTCAATCTCCGGCACCGACCTCCCGTTTGACAACGACGACTTTCAGCAGGCTTTCAACAACGACACGCTGATTAACCAAGCGCAGATCAAAGGCGTGTCAACCGGGCAGACCACCCAAACATCAACAAACAGCACTAATACCACCTACGGCAACCGCACCGTGCAATACCTGGCGGTGTTGACGGAATCTGACACAAAATCCCTTGACCGAGCAACCCTGCTAACCAACCGTTACGGCACCTCCCGATTCACCCCGGTCAACATCCGCACCACCGCCAGCATGGTCAAGGCTCGAGCGGCCGACGCGGCTGAATCAACATGGCGCAACCTTCTCGGTATCACCAGCGGCCTATGGCAAAAGACGACCATTACTTGGACAGGTTCCGGGGCATCCAGCCAGACCGCAAACTGTGTGATAAAGGGTCGTCAGATCAACGTCACCCCCGATGACGCAATTGTTACGCTGACCCTAGGCAACTGGGTTGATAACCACGCTTTTATTCTCGACACGGACAAACTCAACACGGACAGACTGGGCTAACTATGGCATACCCCTCATTCTCAGCAGGCGAAGTTTTGACGGCAACAGACATGAATGCTGTCGGCTTGTGGCTCGTCAAGACGCAGACCATCGGCACAGCCGTCGCCTCAGTGAACGTCACCGGAGCCTTCTCCAGCACATACGACAACTACCGCATCATGGTCAACATTGACGCAATCACCGCAGGCGGCCCCTACGTCACGCTGCAACTTGGAGCAACCACCACCGGCTACTACTACGGCGCCGCATCCGTCGTCTATTCCACAGCCGCATTCTCAGGTCTTGCTTCCAATAACCAAGCATCATTTAACCGGCTCGGCCCAGCCAACTCCGGATCCGGTGGCTCCCTCATCATCGACGTGTTAAACCCAAACCGCGCCTACCGCACCATGATCTCATCAAGTTACGCAGACTTCAACACGGCAGGATCAAGCGGCTACGGATCAGGCTTCCTCAACAACACCACCCAATACACGGACTTCACCATCGGGCTAACCTCGTCCACAATGACGGGCGGCAACATTCGCGTATACGGCTACAAGAACGGACAGTCATGACCAACCCCAACATACAAATCGACGACGAGATTCGTGAGATGACCGACGAGGAATACGCCGACCTGATCGCGTCCGGCTGGACGGAAGAACCGCAGGACGACCGCGAACCATGAAGTCCGCCGCTGTACTCGTTGTCCTCCTCGGGGCCGTTGCCATCTGGATCGTCGCCGGATGCTCCGACCGGGTACGCGACAACTGCGACACCGCCCCCACCGCCCCACGATGCGAGGCCACCCCATGAGGAAATACACTAACAGCGAGATCAAAGCCCGGCTGATCTTCGTGATCGGTTGCGCCCTGTCAATCACGTTCATGCTCGCCGTCTGCTCCCTCCTCTACGGCCTGCTGTTCGTCGTCCAACCCCTCGAGGTATCCCCGAACGACGAGTCCGCCTGGGCCACCCTGAATCCGCTGGTGCTGTTCATGACCGGCGCACTGTCCGGCGTACTCGCCTCCAACGGCCTCAAAGACAAAGAACAGAAAGACGACCAACAATGATCGCCAGCACCGTCACTGTGACCACCAGCCCCACCCTGCTTATCGCAGAAACCCAAAACGCGACCCGCACCATCTACCTGGAGCCGGTCGGCAGTGACATCCACGTCGGCGGCGACGCGGTGACCACCACCACCGGCCTTGTCACCAAAAAGGATGTGACATCGACGTTCCTGGTGCCCCCGCTCAATGCCCTGTATGGCGTCACCGGCAGCGGCACCGTCACCATCCGCATCCTGCAGCCGGAAGGCGACTACTGATGGCCGAAGCGACCCGCTTCAAATCGTGGCAAAAGGCTGGTGTGCCGGCCGCCCCGTACAACGTCAAATCCCCGAACCTGGTGCAACTCGTCGCCTACGCCCGACGCACCTGGGGGCTAGTCAACCTAGGCATCTACACGCACCGCCCGATCCGTGGCGGCACCGCCTGGTCGTCCCACGCTTTCGGTGCGGCCGCTGACCTCGGGTACACCGACCGCCCCCACCTCGAGGGCACCGTCCTGCCATGGCTGATCGCCAACAGCCAAGAACTAGGCATCCAACGTATACACGACTACCAGCGGAAACGGTATTGGGAAGCCGGTAAAGGGTGGGTCGCAAAGTCGCCTGGCGAAGGCAACGCTTGGATACATGTGGAAACCCATGTGGACACCTGGGGAAACGACACCCCCATCGAAGCACGGTTATCCACAACCCCTGTGGCGGTGCGCCCGTACCCTGGCAAACCTGTGAAACGTGGCGCCACCAGTCTGCGAGACGACGTGAAAGCAATTCAACAGATCGTTGGGGTGCAGGCAGACGGGAAATTTGGGGTGGTCACCGAGGCGGCCGTCAAAAACTGGCAGACCCTTCACGACCTGACCGCTGACGGTGTGGTCGGCCCTGTGACCTGGGCACGAATGTTCGGTGCGTGACATCCCGCCTAGCATTTGCTAGACACCTCCCGACCTCGGAAACCCGACTTAGGAGGAACCATGAAACCCAAGCACCTGTTCGTGCTATTAGCCGGACTGTCGATCACCATGACTGTCGGCGGGCAAGTCGTCCACCGGCTCGTCAACCCACCGGCACCGCAAACCAGTGTGGCGACCGTAACCCCGCCGCCGCGCACCGTCGTCATCACCCCCGTACCGACCACACCGGCACCCGCCACCACAACCACGTCAGACGCCCCTAAAACGGCGCATGACGCCCTCCAAGCCGATCTAGGCATGCTGATAGCCCCCAACACACCCTGCCAAGAATGGGCGCCCTTAGCCCTCGAGGTCGGCTGGCCGGCCGACGAACTGGTGAACGTGCTGGAGGAAATGTGGCAGGAATCCCGCTGCCAAAACATTGTGCCCGGCGACCCCCGTTGGAACGGTGGCGACCATGGGCTGATGCAAATCAACCAGGTGTGGTCAAACGAAACCGCCAACCTGTTCGGCTCGTGGGATCGGATCAACGAACCGGCCGTCAACCTGGCGATGGCCCTCGAGATTTGGCGGTGGCACGATTACCACCGTGGCTGCGGTTGGGAGCCGTGGAACCGGCCATGCTGAACATCTACCGACCCGACTGGATGGAACAAGCCGCCTGCACCAACGTCGACCCCGTGATCTTCTTCCCCGGCCCCGGCAGGGCAGGCGCCGCCAACACCAAACAAGCCAAACAAATCTGCCGTGCCTGCCCCGTCGTCAACGATTGCGTCACCTACGCCATGTCATTCGCCCCCCGCTCCCTGATCGGCATTTGGGGTGGCATGACGGAACGTGAACGAGCGAGACAACACAAAGCCACCACAGGCCTTGTGTACACTGCCGGAAACACCCGACCCTAAGGAGAACCGATGCCCGACCACATCGACCCGGACGCCGCCGCGCACTTCATCCGTGAAGCCACGATCGCAATGGATCACGCCGCGCACACCATGAACGTGCTAACCGCCCTAGTGGAGCAGTTACGCGCCGACCGCGCCGAACTACGCAAAGCCCTGTACGAATGCGCCTACTGCCTGACTTCGCTCGAGGTGGCCCCGTCCGCCATGACCAAAACGACCGCCGACACTCTGGTGCGCCTCAACCTCGGAGGCTTCAATGATTGACCGCACACGCCTCGAGCAACCCCGCGCTGGTGCCTGCTGTCGCTGTGGCGCCCCGCTAGCCGGTGACGACATCTTCCACTGGTCGCCAGGCTCATGGAGCATTTGGTGTTTCCCCTGTTACAAAGCCGAACATTTTCACAACCTGGTGCGCATTCAACAGCGCGGGGAGGAACGTCGTGGGCTTTGACCCGTCGTCTTACGCCACTGTCGAAGAACGGCTGGCACTGTTTTGGGCCGCCAACCCTGACGGCCGTATTTGGACGGAACTGGTACGCATGGACGACCACGCCTGCCTGTTCCGCACCGAGGTGTACCGGCACCGCGACGACCCGCACCCGACAGCCACCGGCTACGCCTACGAAGAAAAATCCGATCGGGGCGTCAACGCCACCAGCCATGTGGAGAACTGCGAAACGTCGTCCACCGGCCGCGCCCTAGCCAACTGGATCTATCAGGCGGGCAAACGGCCCTCGAGGGAGGAGATGGGCAAGGTGGAACGTATGGGTGGCGCCCCGGCCCCGTCCGGCGACGGCCCGTCCGACGCACAAATCAAACTGTTGCGATCGTTACGGTACGACGGTGACCCGCGGGCACTGACCAAGCGTGAAGCGTCAGCCATGATCGACAAACTGAAAACGGAACATCCGTTCTAATGCCGTTCGTATACCTGCCCGACAAAGAGGTGCAACGCGCCCGTGCTTGTGCTGTACGTCGACAAGCCGCCAACAGCAACCCCAACCGCCTCAACCGCAACGCCGACACCGACCCCCACCGCAACATGCACTGGGAATTCCGTGGCGCCCTAGGCGAACTAGCCTGCGCCCACTATCTAGGCATGGAATGGACAGGCGAAAACAGTGCAGGCGCAGACGTCGGCACCAACATTGAAGTACGCACCACACAGCCCGCCTACCGGCTCGCCCTGGTCGCCAAAGACTTCGCCACCCACCCGCTAGACACCCCGTATGTGTCCGCCACCTGGAACGGTGAAACAGACCATGTGCTAATCACTTTGCGCGGCTGGGACACCCTCCGAAACCTGCGTCAGATCATGACCGACCACGAAAAAGACGGCCACCACTTCCACCTGGTTGAAACCCAAGACCTGCAACCCATGACACGGCTAAAAGACTGGCTGTGGCGATGACCGAAGCCGAATTCCAAGCCCAAGTAATTGACGTCGCCCGGTATCGCGGCTGGATGGTCATGCATCAGCGTCCCGCACAGATCCGCACCGGCCGCTGGATCACCGCCGTCCAAGGTGACGCCGGTTTCCCCGACCTTGTGCTAGCCCGCCCAATGGCAGGCGAACTGATCTTCGCTGAACTGAAGAAGGAGGGTGGCCGTGTCAGTCCGCTACAGAAAGCGTGGATACGCACCCTGATGGCGACCGGCGCCGAAACCTATGTGTGGTACCCGTCTGACATGCTTGAAATCATTACCCGACTATCAAGGAGCAACACGTGAATCATCCCTGGCAACAGCCCATTCGCCCGCTTGAGGTGCATCCCAACGCCAACGAGACCGGCACCTGGTATCCCGTGCTGTTCATTCGGCCTGCGACCGGTCGCGGCTGGGAAGTCATCACTCACAACGGCGTTTTGTGGGAATCCGACACTGCGTTGATCCGCTTGGCGACCTGACGTACAGTCCCGTCCCCTACAACCGATCACGACAGCCCACGGACGAGGTGGGCATCAGGCCCGGCAGGCATGCAACCTGTCAGCGGTAATACACGGGAACGTGGGTGTGCCCCCATGCGTCGACGTGGGGGAGCAGCGTCCCCGAACGACACAAACGGCCAATGGTGTCCGCCCTAACCAATCCGGCTACCAGCGTTAGTTACGCGAAATGTGGGGGGCACAACGCACCAACCGGTTCACATAGGATGAGGACGCGAGGCGGCGCCCTTCCGCCGAAGCGTCGACCGGCGTAGCCGGAAAGGAAACCCGACCATGCAACAGGCCCAACTATTCGAGACACCCCAAGAAACACGCACCAGCGACGACTATTGGACACCCAAATGGATCTTCGACGCCATCGGCCTCACCTTTGACCTAGACGTAGCCTGCCCACCCGAAGGCCCAGCACACACCCCCTGCCACGCCTACTACACCCAAGCCGACAACGGCCTCACATCCCCATGGCACGGCACCGTATGGATGAATCCACCCTTCTCCAGCACTACCGCTTGGGTAACAAAATGGCTTGACCACGGCAACGGCATCGCCCTTATACCATTCAGCAAATCACGCTGGTTTGAACGTCTATGGAACGAAGCCGATGCCATGGTGCTACCACCGATCCACATGAAATTCGTACAAGGCAGCATCTTCATACCAGTAGTACTTGCATCCATGGGCGACACAGCCACCACCGCCCTCATCAACAGCAAACTAGGAAAGGCACGCTGACATGCCCAAACGCACCAGCGACCCGACATACCTAGCCGCACGACGCGCCATCCTCCAAGACAACCCCACCTGCCACTGGTGCGGCGCACCAGCCACCGAAGCAGACCACCTCATCGAGCACGACCGAGGCGGAACCGACACCCCCGACAACCTCGTACCCGCCTGCAAACCCTGCAACAGCCGACGCGGCAACGCCTACAAAAACAAACGCGACGCCATCCGCCTAGCCAACCGCACCATCGCCACCGGGCCCGCACTTTTTTCCCCCGACACGACGCCCCCGACCCCATCTTTCTCCGTATCCGTTGGGGATCAGCGGGAACTGGCGGGAACTGGCCAGGATCAGCCTCGAGGGATTCCGACCGGCCGTGACCAGCCCCGATTGGAAACGGCTGGTGTTGGGGGGCAGACGTGGGGGCCGCTTGTGGCGGCTTGGGCGAAAGCCCACATGTCGGTCAGTCTTATGGGCTGGCAAATCCACGCCCTCGAGGGCATGTTGATGTTAGACGACGACACGGGGGAACTGCATTTCCGTGAAGGTTTGGTGTCGACTGCCCGGCAGAACGGAAAGTCTGTCCTGTTGCAGGCGGTGGTCGGCTGGTTCCTGACGGACGGTGCCAGGATGCGCGGCCGGCCTCAGTCGGTGCTGTCGGTCGCTAACCGGCTGGATCGTGCTGAGGCAATCCACACGGCTGTCGCCCCAATCCTCGAGGCCCAGTACGGTGCCAAGGTCACCAACGCTGTCGGCCGTAAAGCGGTGCTGATGCCTGACGGCTCCAAATGGGAAGTCCGCGCCGCCACCCCCAATTTGCACGGCGGATCGTACGACCTGATCGTGGTCGACGAACTGTTCGACATTGGATCTAACTGCATCGACGACGCGCTACGCCCGTCTATGATCGCCCGCCCCAACCCGCTGTTGGCATGCTTCTCCACAGCCGGGGACGAAGGCTCCACCGTCATGATTCAAATGCGGGAGATGGCGGTAGCGGAGATCGACGCCGGCCACTGTGGCGACACCTACTTCGCGGAATGGTCAATGCCGCCCGGCGTC